AGTTTTTGATTACCTATCAGCAGGTCAACGTGAACTAATGATTAGTGGTACATGTGACACTTGCTGGAATAAGTTCTTTCCAAATACTGAAGGAGATGATGAAGATGAGTGAAATTAGAGATAGAACACTGACCATAAGTAAACATGAGATAGTGGTAGACAGAGTGCATGAGATCACAGTTGTCATTGAAGGTGGCATGTGTGTAGATGTCAGAGGACTACCAGAAGAATGGGACTATGCTATAGAAGATTATGATGTGGAGAAGCAAGGATGATTAGCATACCAAAGTTTGGAGTTTTTATGGGCATTTTGAAATCTTATGAGGAGTCTAAGATGAGTGATCTTAATTATAATACCGGAGAAATTGCTGATAGCGATAAGGTAATAAATATTGTTGTAGAGGGCGGTATGGTAGTCGAAGTTAATGGACTACCTGTTGACTGGCAGTATTACATTGATGATAGAGATTGTCCACCGGAGATTGAAGATGAGTGAGATAGTTCATGTATACAGAGGTGAGTATGTTTCTATTGATTTAGTTGATGATACCACTGAACTTACTGTAGAGAATAACATCTATAGTCTCACAGAGTCTATGGAGTTACAACAAGACTTAGCTAGAGGGTTACATAAGCTAGTGACAGGTCTGTTGCTGTTGAAGGAGGCTCGTAGTGAGTGACTTTTTCATTGATGTTGACTTGAGCCAATACCCAATAAACTCATACTCATGGGGAGATTGGATAAACTGGTACTTTAATATTAAGGGTTGATATGTACGACAGAAACGAATTAGAGAAGATATTTATTAAGAAGAAAGGGGTAAGTGATGGTGACTGGCTATTGCGTGTTCAAAGCTCTCCCTTCTTTATTGCGGACAGGTACGGTTTTGACCTGAAGTCTTCCATCATAATGTCCAAAGGTTCCATAGCCGAATTGACTGAAGCCGCTGACTCCGATGACACCAGAGTGTACTTCTGGCTTAATTGGGGCGATCAAATAAGGTTCGGTGTACTGGCAGAAGAAGTGAATGAAATCTACTACACCACTGTCGGTACATTACGAACAGAAACTGATTGTGATTATAACTCTAATTACTTTAAGAAGTTTGATGATAAAGATACCAAGAAGGATGTTAGTGATGTCTTGGTATTAAACTTGAGTATGTTTGACAAGTTGTCCATGAGTGATCCCGTATGGGAAGAAAACACAAGACGAATGAATATCATTGGTCAGAATGGCAATGATGGTTTACATTACGAGGAGCTAGAAGATGAGTAAGATTGTGAAGTATGGAGACTTCTTTCTTGACCCTACAAAGAAAAGACGTATCAGGAAGATGCGTACAGAAGTTAGGGAACAACGTATTAAAGAGTATATTAAACGGGCAGAGAAAGAACTGCCACTATTTGAAGGAGATAAGTGATGGATTCACTTTTAGATGGGTTTGAATTAACCCCAGATAACATCAACACTATATTCACTGGATTCGTTGCAGGAATAACGGGTGTAAACAATAGTTTGACCGCTGAAGATATTGATTCAGCTTGGCAAATAATAGAAGAAGAAACCAAAGACATTCCTCACTACACTGAGTATCTTTCAAAGAAGAGTGATTACCCTGACCTCTTTTCAGATTGGAAGTTTGGTGAGACTTCAGAGTATTTTATACCCGCTGGTGAAAATAATCAGATTCCTCCTAACATAGACGAGTTTAGACAGGTACATTGTTATGCTTGGATTCAGGAAGATCTTTTCATACAAAATGAAATACTAAGAAATAGTCGTGGAAGAGAGTGTACCCTAGTACAAGTTCAAATAGCTAAGGCTTTTTTACTCATGCTATTCAGTATGGTAGAAAATAAGCTGTCTTCATATGAAATTATTGAAGTCCCTTCCTCTAAAGTTACTACCAGAAGTTTGACAGCAGAAGAGTTACAAGAGTCTTCCAAGCGTTTCAAACACATCTACGATAAAATTGATAGAAATAAAGACTTTCTTGATGGAAAGATAAATGAACATGATGAATACTATAACGAAGGAGATAAGTAATGGGACTTGACCAATATGCAGTTGCTCGCAAAGGCGAGCCACGCAAAGTGCCGCAAACGTGGACTACCACAGATGCAGACGGTAATGAAGAAGAAGTTGTAGAATACTACAATGAATGGGATGACACTATTCAATTAGCAGAGTGGCGTAAACATCCCAACCTACAAGGTTGGATGGAAGAACTCTGGTACGAGAAAGGTGGAGAGGGTGAGTTTAACTGTGTTGATCTAGAGCTTACACTTGAAAACCTAGATGCACTAGAGGCTACTCTTGATGAAGAGGAACTACCAGAGACTGTTGGTTTCTTCTTTGGTGGCAATGCTGACGATCATTATGCGGAAGCAGATCGTGAGTTTATTGTACAGGCTCGCGCCGCAATCAAGGAAGGCTATAAGGTATTTTATAGCAGTTGGTGGTAATGATGACAGAGTTTATATTAGGCTGGATAATGGGTTCGGGTTCTATAGTTGGAATCTTCATCTTAATTAAAAAGTACGAACTGTAATGAACAAAGAAGATATAGATGCGCTTGCTAAATTGACGGTGACAATATTGCTGTGGTATATGGGTGGGTATATCTTCGGATACACTTTAATAATTCTATTAAGTAAGATGGGTTTATTTTAATGTCTAAAGTTAGATGGACTGCTTGCCCCATATGTGGAGCAGTAGTGGATGAGTACGAAGACAAATGTTCGCAATGCGGATACGATAAAGTTTGGGAGGATGAAGATGACGAAGCGTAGGGAATACTTAGAAGCTCGTAATGAAGATATTAGACAACTAAGACGAGATGGTTTAACTTTAAGAGCCATTGGTGAGAAGTATAACATTACCAGAGAGGCAATAAGACTTGTCTGTAAGGGGATACCAAAACCTGACTTAAAAACCTATCACAAAAAGAAATGTGTAAACTGCGGCAAAGAGTTTATGGTTTCTTCCGACAGGAAGAATAACAAGACTTGCAGTAAGAAATGTTTTGCCGAAATACAAAAGTACAACAATTATAAGAATGGTAATTGGACTAAAGACTTAGTTGAGTTTGATTGCCCTACTTGTGGTAAAAAGTTTACACGATCTAAGAAGTTAATCGGTATTGCCAACCATAGCTATGTAAGTAGAGGCAAAGACCCTTCCAAGAAGAAATGGTATTGTTCACGAGAGTGTAATATGCAGAGCATACATAAGGCTAGGAAAGATGACTCTAAGAAAATTACTGAATGATAGTAAGATATTGGACAGAGTTTATGAACATTGTCTTAAAAATGCTGAGGCTGTATTCGATTTAGGCATACATGCGAACATACAGTTTGCAAAGATAGCCGAATACATAGATGAAGAAAGGGAGAAGGTAAATGGAAAAACCAACCATACGGAAAATGATGACGGACACGCAGATAGTTGATGCTATCATCACTAGATGCGCGGATAACACTAGGAGAAATTGGAATGACAAAACTGCACGATATGAGTATACCTCACTTATTAAGTTTATTATCGAGGCTAGAAAGAATGGTCAAGATTATGGCGATAATAACGATAGCATCGACCGCATTTTATATCCTGAATTACTGGATGGCGAGTAACAACCCCGAATTAGATCCACAACGTATTGAAGCAAAGGAAGATTTCAATGGCAAGAGCTAGACGTAGACATGTAACTGGTAGTGAGATAACAACTAAGAGTTGGTTTGGTTCTCACTCAGAGATGGTAGTAGAAGAATTAGAAGATGGCAAAGTTGTTTGTGAAGATGATAACGGTAAGTATGTCACTTATGCAAATAGACTGGACACTGGATTAGCTGACCCACGCAGATCAGCGGAAGATAGGATGATGGAAAATGGCTAAGAAGCGATTAACTGTTAAAGAAGCATCTAGACAAAGGACGAAGAAAGTTAGGGATTTGTTCATAAATTCGCTCAAGACCCACTTCCTTGTTCACACAGGCCATGTTACAAATGAGGCCAGTTGGCTTTATGACGTTCATAGAGCCGGAGATTGTTTGTTGGCGGCACTTAGAGGTGATGATAGTCACGAAGAGACTCGAATTACTTTAGACCGCAAATACAAGAAACTAGAAAAGATTAGAGGTTCAGATTGAATATTTTTGTTTTAGATCAAGATGTTGACGTTGCGGCTCAATGGCATGTCGATAGACATGTTGTGAAGATGCCTTTAGAAACCGCCCAGATGCTCTGTACCGCACGGCATGAACTCGGCTGTCCTCCTGAGTCTATTCCTTACCGCAAGACGCATACAAACCATCCGTGCAGCGTATGGGTTAGGAAGAGCCTTGCCAATTACAAATGGTTATGTGACATGGGCATTGCGTTATGTAAGGAATATACACACAGATATGGCAAAGTACATAAGTGCCAAGCTGTAATAGAAGACTGCATAAAAAATACTCCTGTACACAATGTGTTTGAATATCTTGAACTCACACCATTCCCACAGGCTATGGACGAAGAATACAAAATGAGTGATCCTGTAATCGGATACAGGAATTACTACAACATTGGAAAAGCTCACTTACACTCATGGAAGAAAAGGCCAGTGCCTCACTGGATTGGATAATATGAAAAAAGGTTTACCCGTAGACGGTCAATGGGAACGTGTCGAACTTTACGCAGAAAGATATAGTAAGAAGCAAGACATTTATACTGGCGACCCTTTAATGGATCAAGACTTGGAAGATTGGTATACTAGTGTTGCCAAGTCTAAACTAGGAAAATATCTATCGGACTATCAAAAAGAAAAGCATAAGGTTTCAAGTAATCATGGCTGATTTTTGTTATGATTGTACAGAGGAGCTTTTTGGTCAACAGTACGCACCAAAGAATGATATGTCTGGCCTTGTTTCAAGAGAAGAATACGAAAAACATGGTATAACAGCTAAGGTTCTTTGTGAAGGCTGTGGCATTATAGAAGTAGATCATAGAGGTAGGAGGTTAGAAAATGCCTGAATACCAAGCGGTAATTAAAAGTAACATCAAAGGTGTTAATAGAAGAAAAGTAAGGCTCTTTGCTAGTTGCTACTCTGACGCAGAGAAAGAAGCAAATAGAATTCTAGGCAAAGAAGAATACATAGATTCTTTAGACAACATAAACTTTCCAAAAGACAAATTCAACACAGTGGGGAGAAGATGACTCAATATAGATTTCAGTGTTGTGGTCAATTAGCTACACACAGACAATGCTCTCAGACACCATGTACTTTTTGTGGCAAAGAGAATCCTATTTGCGAAGAGATTGATAAAGAAGATATGGTCTTCCCTACAACCTCTGGGTTTTCAGGTGATAAAAAGCATGAAGAAAGAGATTGGGGTTCATTTGATATTTTATTAGATGAAGAGGGTATAAAGGTTAAGAAGATAGTAGTTAAGTCTGGTCAACGACTTAGCTTACAGTTGCATAGCAAGAGAGAAGAGAAGTGGTTCATTGTTGAAGGTTTTGCTTCTGTCCAAGTTGGCACTGATGAGTTTGACTTAGAGGTTGGTGATAGTATCACTATTAGAAAGTACGAAGCACATAGAGTTAGAAATGCTGGATTGATTGATCTAGTGTTTATAGAAATACAAACTGGCAACTGTCAGGAAGATGACATCATTAGATTAGAAGATGATTATGGGAGAGAATAGGCTGGTTTTGTTTTACGTTAATGCGTGCAAACATCCTGATACTAACACCAGTCTAAGCTAGATAGCAAGTCGCTGGTGATCCTTCTGTTTGAAGATGAACCAAAGGCAAACTATCTAGCAATGCCCCGTTCGTCTAGTGGACTAGGACATCGGCTTTTCACGCCGAAAACAGGAGTTCGATTCTCCTACGGGGTACTATTACTTTTATTAGGAGCTTAATATGGATACTGTTTCTACTATACTATGGACTGCGGCAATAACATCAGGTTTATGGATGTGTTATTTGGGATACAAGACGCACAGATCGTTAATATACCTACGCAAAAAACTAGAATCAGTGACTAAAACACACGAAGTTGACAAATAATTGCGTAAACCGTTGCAAATAAAGGACTTAGAGTTATTACGTTTTGCGCATAAACGTAACTCCTTATATACCAAACACTTACGACGAAAATGTACAGACCGATGAGCGAAAACCCATACAAGCCATTCATTTCCAATGTTAGACAAAGTGTTGAAGCGGTTATGATAGTTGCAAAGTGGGCGGTCTTATCTGGATACGATGTACAAATAAAGGGAATGAAATTTGCCAATAACTATAAGGAGTGGCAAGAAAATGCTGACGCTGGATTTGACCTCATTATAAATGGTAAAACCGTTAATGTTAAAAAAAACAAGAGAGTCTTCACTTCTGTTGGTCAGTTTGTAAGCAACTTTAAGAACTTCTCTCGCCCCATACTGATTAGTGCAACTCATGTAAAAACTCCAGACGTAACATTGATACTAAGTGCGGATTATGGGGGCGGTATTAAAATATCAAAAGAAACCAAAGAACACTGGGGGATAAGAAGTGGAGTTTTTGACCCCAGATATAAAACAAAACAAGACTGCTACGATGTTTCAGAAGAGCATGTAAAGTGGCTTAGCTTAAAATGAACGAGGTATTGCAAATGAATAACTGGAATACATACTTTGAAGAGCAAAAACTAAGAGAATCTCTAAAGAAAGAGAACACCAAGAGGAATATTAAATATCTTTTAATTGCTATTGCCTCTATTCTTTTAGTGTCTTTGTTTGCGGCAGTAATTGGATCACCTGCACTAGCCAAGTTGATCTTTGGAAGTTTGTTTGCTTTACTTGGTGTGGCTGCGGCAATAGCCCATGTTGTTTGTTACTATTTGGTGATTGTGGCTGTATTTCAAGATGAAGGAATTGGTGGAGGTCTTGTCTTCTTATTTCTTTGTGGAATAACTTGTTACATATATTATATTTACTATTCATTTGTGAACTGTAGTTCTTTAGTTGCGGTATTAGGTAGCTTCGGAGCTTTACTTGCTAAGTCATTGGCGGCAGCGGCAGTCTACACCTATACTGGTGGTGCTTTTACTATACCATTGTTTGGCATGCAGATAGTTCCTGTATGAAAAGACACAATACAACTAAAGAGGGTAGATGGAAAAGTTATTCCGACTACATGGAAGAGAAACTGGAGGTTAAGAGAAAGAACCTAAACAAAAAGATAATCAAGATTGCTGTTGTTATCTTTGTATTAACAATTTGTTCTTTTGTCATTTGGTTCTCTCTTACTTAAATATGAAATACTTACTTGGTTGTTGCGGCAGAATAGTAGAAACAGATAATATGCCTGTATGGTGTATTAGATGTGGTGAACATCGAATAAAGGTAACTGAGTTTACCGAAGATACTATGTTGCCATGTCCGTTTTGTGGTGGTCATCCACAAGCAGAGGCTATGAATACTATAGGTCTATATTGGTATGAGTGCGACGATTGTGGTGGAGCTAGTGGCTCTGCTGATGATTGGGTAGAAGCCAGAAAGAAATGGAATGAAAGAAAATAATAGCATACATGTCCAATGGATAGACGGTAAAGAAATGTTTGCCGTATGGGATGAAGCAGATATGCTTCTTGGTTATTACGACACAAGACAAGAAGCTGAAGACGCATTTGTCGAATATTGTAACGAGGCTTTTCCAGAATATAGAGATAAAACTGATGGATGAAATAAACTTTGAAGATTATCGTGACCCGTTTAAGGCTTTTAATATTCATATGTCTATTGTTTGTGATTTAGAACAGGGCGGCAAGATAACAGAAGAAGAAGCAATGACCGAAGTAAAGGCTATCTACAAACAGTTTAAGTTTTATTACAAACACACGTTGAAACCCAAGTTGGAAAGCAAGGATAAAAAAGGATTCTATAAATGAGAGTAGTCGCAATATCTGGATTCTTTAACCCACTACATATTGGTCATATAGACTACATATCCGCAGCAAGAAATCTTGGCGACTTTCTAATCGTTATTGTTAATAGCGACGACCAAGTTAAGATAAAAGGCTCAGTTCCTTTTATGAATCAGGATGACAGACTGAGAATAATTAGAAACATAAAAGGTGTTGACAGGGCTGTGATAGCCATTGATGAAGATGGTTCAGTCTGTAAGACGATAAGAGAAGAATTCAAGAGACTTCAAAATGATCCCTTCTTTGAAGAAATGGTTTTTGCAAATGGTGGAGATCGAAAAGAAGGTGGTGTTCCAGAAGATGTACTTGAAGAAGAGCTTGGAGTGAGAATGATTTACAACGCTGGCGGTAATAAGGTTCAATCATCCAGCAATCTAATAAAAAAAGCAGAAGTTTTTTCTGAAAAATAAGTAAATTTTTACTAACATACCTTCATACTATGATACCATTTCTATTAGCAACTTTTTAATTTGGAGTAACTAATGGACAAATGGCTTAAAAACAAAGCGTTAGCTGTATTTATTGAAATAACAAATAACACTAAACACGGTGCAGAAGCACTGGAAGAATTTGCTAAATATACAGGAAGAGAAAGCGGAGAAGATGTTCTATACTTCGTTTTCAAAAAGGTTGCAGAACACGTTGAATTTTGTAAAGAGAATCCAAATATTGCTGAGGAAGTAAATGAACTACGGTATCATCTTTAATGACGGAAATCTTGACATCAAAGATTTCAGAGAAGAATGTCAAAAAGAAAAGTGGCTGCCTTTAACTGTATTAAGAAAAAGGGATGAAGGAACAACTCATGTTCCTGTGTTCAGTAATTCTAATACTGCTCATAACTTTATGAAAAGAAACTTTGATACTGATAAATATACTTGCGGTATCATGATTCTTACTCAAGAAGATATACAACAGTTCGACTCGAAGGGCTGGGAAGTTATGCGTATGAAATACCCAAGAAGAATTCGTACTGGTCATCCTGAATATGATATTGATGTTGAAGTCATAGAGATAGCTGAAGAGCCAGATCTTAATTCATATTCAAAAGCAGATATATAATGAGCGAGGACTTTCAATCATGGAAGAAAGATTGGGTGGGAAACAATACGACGAAGCAAAACGTAATGAACTTGCTGAACATTTTGGCGATGATCTTTTGTTTGCCGATAATTTTGATAATGCTATCATTGGCGTTTCTATGGGCATTAGCTGTGGAACTAAAGTTGTATATAATGCAGAAGAAATGGCAAGAACACTAGTAGTTTCAGAAGGCATAACAAAAGAAGAAGCATGGGAGTATTTGGAGTTTAACACCTTCTGTGCCTATGTGGGTGATAACACCCCAATATTTGTCAGTACGAGTTTAGATGTATAGGTACAGATTAAACAAAGTAATGGAAGATATTTATTCGTTTGCCGTATTTGATTTTGAATGGAATCTCGTACTATTAAATACAGGTAAAAAAAAGAGGGTGCAAAGGATTGCCAAAGACTTAGGTTTTAATATTAAAGAGGAATTAAAAAAATGGCAATCAAAGAACACTTCACAAAAATGCTAATTACTATTGGTTGGTTTAGCACGGGTGCTTTAATCATTTCGTCATCAATAGTTTTGTATAACACTTTGGCAGGTTAATATGAGTTATACATACAAAGCGAAACTGGTTCGTTGTGTTGATGGAGACACAGCAGTATTTGATGTTGATTGTGGATTTCATATACAGTATAGAATATATGCACGATTAACTGGCGTAGACACTCCAGAAAGAGGTCAGCCAGATTATAAGAAAGCAACTTCTATGCTAGAAAATTTAATAGCAATGCAAACAGATGAAGAAGGTTATATTATCATACACACTGGTAAGACAGGAAAGTATGGACGATGGCTTGTTAAAATAAAAGAAGTAAACAAAGTTTTAGCTGAGAAATGGCCTTATGAAAAAGCCTAACTTTGATATAGACTTTTTTCTTCAAGTGTCTAAAGGAATTATGACACCAGAGGAACTGAACGCAACTTTATTAGAGTTAGTTGATAAAGGTCTTATCGAGCAGTACACAAACGAAGACGGACATTTTGAGTTTGAACTTACTGACTTAGGAAGAGAAGTTGGTGAACAGATGAATAGAATAAATAAGAGTTTAGAAGATGAATAGTTCATTTTACAAAAAGGATTGAGTAACATGGGCAATAACATAGACCCTGATCTAAGTGGGTTAAAAACTTTAAGTCTTGCTTCTTATCAAATTAATAGGCCGAACAAGGGAATAATTAGCATTGGCTCGGCTCGAACGCTTAAAGAATGTGGTTTTGAAGACTACAAACAGGCTAGAGTGGAAAAACTAAGAGACTTATATTCTGAACTTGAGCCTGATTATGAGTATTACTACGAGCTTCCAGAAGGTGAAACAGATGGAAGAAAAGCTGTAAGAATGGAAAAGATAATTGGCGAAGATATAAGCCCTTTTGATCTACCCAACTTTGAAGAATTAATGCCTAATTGGGAGGACTATGTAGATGAATACCAAGAATAATTTGGAAATTATTCAAATTCCTCAAGATTGCCACTGGGCGATCTCTGATAAAGATGGTAATGTGCTATTGCGTTTTACAAATTTTAGTCAATGTCAGGATTATCTCAATAATATTCTCGGCTCGGAGGATTCGAGCCGAACTGATGTTGACACATGATTGACTAACAATTAATATTGAGTTTACGAATGAATTACCCAAGACCAAAAAAGCGACCTTTACCAAAACCACCTGCGAGTGAAAAACCTGAACCTAAAAACCCATTAGCTCCTGTTGTAGAAAAACAGGTATTAGAAGCTATAGGGGAAATTAACAGGTTAGTAAAGATAAGAGCTAAGAATGTCTTTGATAACAACTGGCGGGTAAACATTTGGTGCGAAATAGACTCACAAACAGAGCTTTGCATAATACCACAACTCAAAATTAAGTACAGCTATTTCGTTAAAACTGACAAAGAAGGTAACATAGTTAGCTCTGACCCAGAGTTAGGGGTTGAGTGTGGTTAATACTTAGAGAGGAAAGTTATGAACGAAATTCAATTTTTACTTGAACTACAAAAAACAAAGAAGTCTTATAAGTGGCATGTTGCCGGAAATAAGATTCGTGGCGTAGCTCGAAATGGTAGAGACAAAGGTGAACTATTTGATCCAATTACAGCAGTATCACGATACACTGGAAATGGAACATATGAAGTAACTCAACGTGGTCGTAAACGTGCTGGAAGATCAGCCGGACTTAGTACCACCCTAACTAACACGGTTATTGATGCGGCTGACGCTAAGAACAATCGTGGTGGTAGTCAGGTTCTTCGTGGAAGAATCAAACAAGTTTTAGAATTAAAATAGCCAAGTTTAGTAAATTATCTTAGTAGAAAGGAATTGATTATGGCTGCTTTTAACAAATCTGTATTAGTTGGTAATTTAACCAACGATCCAGAATGTGCAGAAGTTGGTGAGAAGAATACTGCTCGTTGCAATTTTCGTCTTGCCGTAAATAACCCTCGTAGTAAAGATGAAGTTCTTTATATGAACATCACTGTTTGGGGCAAGTCCGCAGAGTCTTGTCACAAATACTTACAAAAGGGAAGTTCCGTTTTGGTTGAAGGTCGTATCCGTCAATCTAAATTGGATAACGGTTCTTATTGGACAGAAGTTGTTGCTGATACAGTACAATTTCTTGGTAAGACTAAAAACGCAGAAGCAAGTGCTTCTACAAAAGTCGATGAAATTGAAGACTTAGCATTTTAATTAGGTGTTGAAAATGAACTCTAAGCAAAAATTTATTATCGGTTTAGTTTTTCTCACGATGTTAAACGTGGGAATTTTACAACAGTGGCAAATATCTAATCTTTCTAATCAATTAGAAATTTCAGATATGCGTGCAAAAGTAAACACAGAATTCGCTGATGAGCTTCTGTGGTTACAACTTAATGATGTTGAACAGTTGACTAAGGACAATCTGATTGCTCAAGGTAAACTGGAAGGCATGGTTGAGTATTATGCCCAAGACGAAGGTACTCGAACTCAAATCGACAACCTTTGGCATGAAGGGTATATGAGAGGTCTTGGTCAAGTTGAGTGGGAGCATGACGTATTGTCAGAATCCAACTACAACAGAGGCTACAAAGAAGCTCTCGATAAGGCTTTTCCTGATGGAAAATATCCACAATATGTGAATTATCCACCAAGAGAAGTCAAAGGTAATGCGATTAAGACTCCAGAGTTTGACAACAAACTCAAAGGTCTTAAAGACAATGCCGAAGTTGTTGACCAGCTTAATAATAAAATTAAGCAAATCAAGAACGAGCAGTAACTTACAGTTGCTGTTATAATAGGCGGTACAGTGTCAAAGCTGTATCGCCTTTTTTTGTGTACAATGCTTTAGCCGTCACCTTGTTTTAGACCTAATGGCAAACTGTACAGGGCAAGGTTGGCGGCTTAAAGTATAATTAAGTATGACTAGAATAGAAAGATTGGTACTGATACTTGAACACAAGCATGTGATGGACGAGTATGCAGGAGGTTCTTCACTTGGAGGATTCTTCGTAGCTATGGCTCTAATAAACTATCTGTGTAGAGACAAATTATAAATGGGGGTGAATAGGGTTCGACTGGTTGTTAAAATAATAGTTGCATTGAGTAGTTGAACGAAGGGCTACTTAAAAAATCGTTCAAACTTTTTAAGTGCAGAAGAGAATTTCTCACTAGCCGCTTAATGCGGCAGGGGTATCACAGCCCTGTAAACCAAATAGTGATGACTCAGATAATTCTGATAGAGATTATGTACTTGAATTAAATACATATGATGATAATAATTTATCTGACTCCGATAATCGGATAACTTTGTTTGTTGTGTGATTACAATAAACTAACAATGTAGATACTATTGTGGATGCAATGCAGGACGGCGGCTTCGATGCCGCCCACCTCCACCAAAACAACGGCCATTTCCACATTTTTGGTGTATAATAATATGCACCAGAATATAAAAGAAAGGCCAGATACATGTCAAAGATTACTTTGAAATGCAATACTTGCGGAAATGAATTCAGTAAGGCTCGTAATGAATACAACAGAAAATTAAGACAGGGCAAAGATAAATTTTATTGCTGTTTGAGCTGTGCCGCAAAAAGACCTGAGAATATAGCTCATCTTACTAATATTAAATCAGATTACCCAATATGGGAGCATTGCGATAACAGGTCTGACGAATACAGCAAGTTCAAACAAATACTTGGGCGAACAAAAAACAAAAATCGAAAATTTCATAGAGACAATAATCTAACTGCTGAATATTTATATAAATTGTGGGAGCAACAGTGCGGCAAATGTCCTTTTACCGGTTTTGAATTAGAACTTCCTACCTCCAAAGCTAGAGAAGGTAAAACTCCAATAAACCTCGCATCTATTGACAGAATAGACAATGACTTAGGTTATATTGAAGGTAATGTTAGATTTGTTTCTGTTATGTATAATTATGCAAGAAACAATTTTACAGACGAACAAGTTTTACAATTTGCACAGGCGGTTGTCATCAACGCTTCAAAATAACCTCCACTTAATACTATGAGCGATTACAGCAATAAAAGAAAATACAAAAAGAAACGAGCCAAAGAACTAATCCGAAAGAAGAGACAGGCTCGTAGAAGCAAAGCCACAAAAGAAGAAAACAGAGAAAAGAAAGTCATTGAAAAAATACAATGGCAAAACAGGTCAAGAATTGCTCCTACTAGGAACGACAAAGAGGACTAATGGCCTCATAGTTAAATGGATATAACAAAGGTCTTCTAAACCTTAGTTCGGGGTTCGATTCCCTGTGGGGCTGCTGAAAGGATAATCATGGGTTGGATTGGATTAGCAGTAACCGTTATTTGCTACATAATAGCCGCCTATGAGTTTTATAAAAAGGGTAACTATGGGACATGTATTGCGTTTATTGCTTATGCAATAGCTAATGCTGGATTCATTTATGAACTCGTGAAGAAATGAAAATAACAGAAGCTCACTTAGATGATATTTTGATCGCATATGATGATCCTAATATTCAGCAAGCCGCAATAGAATTTGTTGGTTACTTGAAGAGATTCGATAGAACCGAAGATGATAAGTACATCCACTTAATGGAAGAAGTCGCAGATAGGATTAGCAAAAGACTTCCGTATGATGAAGTTAATTTTAATGACGAATGGACTAAAGAGCCTAGCTTTGTATTAATGGTTACTGCAATGAAAATGATCGCTCTTAATTATTTGCCCAGCCTGAAGGACGAAAAAGATTTCTAAAAGTTTTCCCTAATTTTTGAAAAAGGCTACTTCCTCTTTTCGATTCTGTACGAT